CATCGAAATCGTTCGCGCCAGCAGAATCGCCCCGCTCGTCATGATTGTCAACGAAGAAGGCAGACTGCTGAACCTCCCGCTCAACAAAAACGCCACAGCATGGCAAAGCGCCATCCATGGCTGTCAACAGATCGTCGGAGACGTTGTAGTCATGTGTCAAATCGGTGAAGACCTCGTCGGGCTGAATCCCAAACTTGCGAAGCAGCTCAGCGGCGCGTTTACGATGCGCCTTCAAAATGACGTCATTTCAGACTTTTTGAAAGAGCACGTCGAATGCGAACTAACGAAGGTGAAGCGCCATGCCAGATGAAATCCCCTGCACAACGTGCAAATACGGCAATAGAGACGCCATCTGCACCTACATCCTCGTCGCCCAGCGCAGGCGTCCTTGTCCTGCCGGAATAGGATGCACGGTCTACGAGAAAGTCGAAAACCGGCGGGAGCTTCAGCAATTTTCGTTAGCGCCGTCTGCGGCGAACCCAAAAAGAACGCCGTTTGACAAAGCAGAGGCGTACCGGCTCTACAAATCCGGCGCAAACGACCGGGAAATCGCAGAGGCGATGCATCTTCAAACCAGTGCCGTCTCCCGCTGGCGTATACGAAGCAATCTTCCGTCGCAGACAAGCATCTACGCCACGAAACAGGAAAAACAGCTGCAAAACCTCTTTGAAACCGGCGCGTCCGACAAAGAGATCGGCGAAGCGCTCTGCGTCGGGATATCCCGCGTGAGACGTCTCCGCAACAAATACGGCTTGCTTCGGCGTCCGTCATCTACGCGCAGGGTCATCTGACCGACCGCAGAGATAATCGAGCGAGACGTCGAAGTAGTCGGCAAGACGGCACAAGACAGAAGCAGTCGGTTCGCTTTTCCCATATTCATAGAATTGATACATCGTAACTGTCACGCCAGCCGCTTTTGCCGCTTAAATTTGCGTTAATTCAAATGTTTTCCGAAACCGCCGAAGAGCGTCATCAAGCGACATAAAACCCTCTAAAAAAAAGAAGTTAGGGAATTGACACCAAATATATTTTGTGCTATAATGAGTCTAACAACCAAATATGTTTGGTGTTCTTCCCAGAAAGTGAGGACAAGTGAACACGAAATTGCAAGTAGCCCGAAGAGCGTCCGGGAAGACGCAAAGACAGGTCGCAGAAGAATGCGGCATTTCAACCACCACCTACCAGAGCTACGAATACAACACACGAACCCCGTCCGTCCGGACAGCAATCCGGATTGCGACAGCGCTGAACAGCACGGTCGAAGACCTATTCAGCGGAGAAAAGAAAGGAGAATAACCCATGCAGCCCATCAACCCGTACCGCATCCGCCTGATGAACCTCGGCAAAACCTATCAAGACCTCGTCGCCCCACTCATGGACGTCCATGGCATTCACGCCGACACAGCGGAAATATCCAACGCCGTCACCGGAAAACGGACATACCCCAAAATGCTCCGAATCAAAGAAGGCGTCGATGAAATCATCACCGAATGGGAGAGAATCGCCAAAAAGAAGGGAGGAAACAAAAATGCCGTATCGTCCGTGGAATCAGAGCCAAGTTTGGAATAACAAAGTTCAGCCGCTCGGCACCATCAACCCGGAAATCCTCCGCGAGAACCTGATCGCCCTGATTGCTGTCTACCGCTACAAGCGCAAGGAATTCTGCGCCCTGCTCCAAATCTCCAACCAGACCTTCCAGAGCTATCTGGAACGCCCGGAACAGTTCCGGCTCTCGCAGCTCTTCGCAATCGCAGAGTTTACGGACATTCCGCTCAACGTCCTGCTCTGCAAAAAAATCCTGTCCGATGAAAAGTGAGGGACAATGACATGAGAAAAGCAGCTTCGATTCTGTTCGAGCTTGCGGCGCTGGTGGCACTGCTGCTCTGCATCATCTTCGCCGGAACCATCACACAGGCGTCTGCATCAGCAGCGCGTGACGCCATGTACCTTGCCGTCTCGTCCCTGATCTGGGCAAGCATCTGCGGCGGCGTATCGTCCGTTCTGCGCAGAGGATAAAAGCCAAATATATTATACGACAAAAAGGAGGCAGAAGTCAATGGGCAAAAACGGATATTTGGCGAAAAGACAGGAGAATTTCAAAAAAATCTATGCGTGCGCCATCAAAAGAGCCGCTATGGTCATGGTCAAGATCGCCGTCATCACACTCAACGACGAGTTCGGCTTCGCAGAGAAGCGCGCAGACCGGTTTCTCACCAAGCTGAAAGAAAACTTTGACGCCTACGGTGAATCGTCCCTCGAAGACACAGAGCTGACGGACGCCCGGCTGGATGCCCGCGTTGATAAAATCCTGAAAGGACAGGTGGTGCTGAAATCATGATGGTATTTGTTTCCGCGCGATATGAATACCAGTCGCGCCGTATTTTTGACCTCGCAAAAAAAGTCGCGGCATTTCAGAAGCTCCGACCGGATGACTGCCTTGTCTGTCCTCCGCTCATGTATGACATGATGATCGAGCGCGTCGGTTCCCTTTACCCGCTCCTGCGGCATGATCTTCTGACCGTCTGTGACAGTGTGCTTGTGGTCTCCATGCCGTGCGAGGAAACCATCGCAGACGTCGAGCTGGCAAAAAATCTCCATATGCCGGTCGAATACGCATCCCAAACGGCAGAAAACGCACATAAAAAAATCTTTGAAGAAAGGACAGATGAAAAATGGGCATCCCCGTCTTAATCCTCGGCGAATCCGGCAGCGGAAAATCATCCTCCATGCGCAACTTTGCCCCCGACGAAGTCGGCATTTTCAACGTTGCTTCCAAACCGCTCCCATTCCGCAAGCAGCTCGCACACGTCGATAATCCCGGCTACCAGAAAATTCTGGCCGGGCTGCAAAAACCGAAGCTCAAAACCTATGTCATTGACGACAGCCAGTACCTCATGGTTTTTGACAGTTTCGAAAAAGCGCAGGAGACCGGTTACGGAAAGTTTACAGCGATGGCGCAGAACATGTATTCCCTGCTCCGCACCATCCAGGTCGGCACGCCGCCGGACATACTTGTCTATTTTTTGCATCACACCGACAAAACGGACGACGGCAGGACCCGCGCCAAAACACTCGGCAAAATGCTGGACAACCAGCTCAGCTTTGAAGGGATGTTTTCCGTTGTTTTGCTCTGCAAGACGGACGGTCAATCGCACTGGTTTGAGACCCAGTCAGACGGTATGACCTGCGTCAAGTCCCCCATGGGCATGTTTGACACGCCGCAAATCGACAACGACCTGAAACTGGTCGATACCAAAATCCGTGAATACTGGGGCTTGACCGCCCCGCAGAAATAACAGGAGGAACAAAATGAGACAGTTTAAGAACTATGCACCCCAGCGCATTCAGGCGTTTGAGCCGCTGCCGGTCGGCGGCTACGTCGCCGTCATCAAAGGCGTCGCCATCGAAAACTACAACGGCTCCGAACTCATGAACGTCATGGTCGATATCGCCGAAGGTGACCAGAAGGATTACTACCTGAAGGACTATAAGTCCCAGAGCAGCGACAATAAAAAATGGCGCGGCAACGTCAAGCTCTGGCTCCCGAAGGATGACGGCTCAGAGAAAGACGATTATACCAAACGCACGTTTAACAACTTCATGGCGTGCGTCGAAGAATCGAACCCCGGCTATCACTGGGGATGGGATGAGAACACGCTGAAAGAAAAGAAAATCGGCATCCTCGCCCGTGAGTTTGAATGGCTCAACAAAAACACCGGCAAAACCTCGTGGCTCATCGAGCTGGTCAACCCGCACTCGGTCGACGATATCCGAAACGGCAAATTCAGGATGCCGGAACGCCGTCCGCTGAAAAATCAGCCGGTTGCCGCTCCGGCGCCGGGCAGCTTCCAGCCCACAGACGACACAGACGACGACCTCCCGTTCTAAGCCGTGCAGGGCGGGTTGGCGGGAAAACAGAAAACCAAAGGAGGTTGGGCTATGCATCCGGCAGAAATGGCAGCGGCAGAAAAAAATCTGACGCTGCTCGTCGATACCAGAGAACAGGACACGAAAAAATTTCATGAACGCATCACACAGGTTGGCTGGCCGATTGAGCGCGTCGCCTTGAACGTCGGCGATTACAGCGTAAAAATCCCCATGCCGGACGGTTCAAGTGCGGACCTGTCCGACCGCGTCGCCATCGAGCGCAAGTTCAGTCTGGACGAGCTGTGCATGTGCTATACAAAAGACCGGGCCCGTTTCGAGCGTGAGTTTGAACGCGGAAAAGATATGAAAATCTACCTCCTCGTCGAGAACGCAACGTGGGAACACATCTACAACGGCAAATACCGGTCGCACATGGACTCCAAAGCGCTGACGGCGTCTGTCCTCGCGTGGCTCTCGCGCTACAAATGCGTGCCGATCTTCTGCAAGGCGGAGCTGGGCGGTCTGCTCATCCGCGACATCTTGCAGCGAGAAGCCCATGAGTTTCTGATGGAGAAAATCCGGAAGGAGCTGGACGCATGACGGTTTTCGAGGCGGTCAAAGACCGAGCCGACCCCGCAGATGTGCTCGCGCTCTACGGGCTGCACCCAGACAAGGCGAATATGCTCAGCTGCCCGTTCCACGGGAAGGATGAGCATCCGTCCATGCGCATGTATAAAGACGGCTTCTATTGTTTCGCCTGCGGGTGGCATGGCGACACCATCGCCCTCGCCGCCCAGATGGACGGCAGCACCCCGTTCGAGGCGGCGAAAAAGCTGAACGAAGCGTTGCATTTGGGTGTCGAATTTGACAAACCGGCGACGAAAGCAGAGACGGACTACTGGCAGAACCGCGCAAAGCTCAAGGCGGCGGAGGCGGCGTGGGACGCCATGGCGGAGGACATCCTCCGCGCAGAGGTCTCCGGCGAAACGGAAAAGGCGCAGCGGCTCCGCGAGAAGCGTGACCAGCTCGACAAAGAGATCACCGCGCTGTCCGCGCCGTTTGAGCCGTCCGCAATCGATATCCCGGAGCATTCCAAGATTGACGAAGGCTTCATCTGGGCGGAAAACGGCGTTTATTTCATCTTCACGCCGCCGAAGGGTCAGCCGCAGATGCAGTATATCTGCCACACCGGCATCCAGATTCAGGGCGTCTACGCCGATGAAGACACGGGGCTGCACGCGGTCGTCCTCCGTTTTCATGATGGTTTGAAGCATCGAGAAGAGCCGTTCGACCGCCGGACGCTGACAGACCCGCAGCTCGTCAAGGCGCTCAGCGGCTACGGCGTCACCATCACGGATTACCGGCAGATGGCGGTTGCGTTCGCTCTGAGGCTGCACAATCAGCCGGTCTCCCCGGCGTCCTCGCGCCTCGGCTGGTTCGAATCAGAGTTCGTCCCATTCTCATCGTCAATCGTCTGCCTGCCCCGCAGCTCAACGACAAACACCATGCTGCAAGCCGTTCGCCGTCCGCACGGTGATCCGGACAAATGGCAGGCGGTCGCCGCACAGACCATGGCGGCATCCAGAGCCGCGCGGTTTGCGG